TAATTTATAAAAGAATCTACATCAGCACCAGCCCAACCAAATATTGCTTGGTCATCATCGCCAGCAACCCATACATCACAACTTGTATCTTTCTCTATTTTATTTATCATAGACCATTGTATTAAAGAAAGATCTTGTGCCTCATCTACAAATATTACATCAAAGTTTGGTGTAACCTCTTTGTCTAAAAATTTTTGTATCATGTCTGTAAAATCTATAAGACCATAAACTTTTTTATAATTTTTTATCTCTGCCTCTATAGCTTCTAGCTTATCTCTTTCTATCTTAGACAAATGTTCGTTTAGATCAAACTGTTCTATTGGANATATCTGTTTTACTCTAGCTAAGTTAATTAAACTCAAATACTCACTGTCAGAAGAAAATATACCGTTCCAATGATTTGTCTCATAAGATGCATATTTAATCTGTATACCACACGACTCACCAATAGCTTTGTAATTTAAGTCTTGCATGACGTTCTCTTCTCTTAGACCTAGTTGATTAAATGCAAGAGAGTGCAGTGTTTGAAAATATTTAATATCTTTTTTAGTAAGCTCTGTTTTTACTTTAAGAAATCTATCTCTTGCTTCATTTGCAGCTTTACGAGTAAAAGCAAAGTAACCTATTCTATTTAATTTAATGCCTTTCTTNACGTATTTCTGCACCTCGTTTAGTAAACGTCTTGTCTTACCTGTACCCGGTGGTCCTACTACTTTATATCTCATTAGTAGTTACTCTTCTTTCTCTCTACTGGTTTGTATTCTATCTTATCAATATGTAATTGTTTAACTCTACAAACTTTTAAAGTTTTACCCTCTACATTAAGAGAGTGATTAAACTCCACGTCACATTTATCTTTTAGTTTTTGTGCTATTCTCTCCTCTGGTATTTTCCAACTAGATCCAAGATGATCTATAAAAGAATTAAATCTAAAGAAATGGTGTCCTTCTTCTGTTAAACAAGATCCACTATTAATATGTATTCTTTCTTTTGCACGTGGACCATTAACACAATATTGATATAACTCTTCTTTTAATCTGTCTTCTATTTGTGTGCCTGCAGGCGGTGTAATTTTTACAGAATTTTTTCTAAACTCTGTAAGCTTTGCTCTAAAATCTTTTGGTTTAAGTGGTTCATGATAGATACCAGTCTGCTCCCATATTAAATCTAATAGTTCTACTTGTTTAGTTATTAGTCGCCTGTTGCTTGCTACAACACCAGCTTTCGTGCCATCGGGTAATGCCACATTAAATCTATACTCAGGTTCTGCGTACATAATTATTTCAAAATCAGTAATATCTGGAAACATAGTAATACTATCTGACTTCACACCAAACGGTCTTGAGTAACAAAGACTACGCATACATTTACTGTGTATAGGATCTTCGTAACAAGTATGACCTGCGGTGTCTTTTTTCCAAGCTGTTATCTTAGAATCTAATTTTGATTTGTCCCAAGGTGTCTCTAGATAATTATAGTTTGCATTTGCAACATGATCTGGCCATTTGTCTTTGTATTTCTTTTTAGCAAAGACCATGTAGTTNTACATAAATCTATCTCTGCCATCATCTAATTTTCTTTTAGAACANAACGCTAAACATGGTGGGCCATCCTCAAACTCTGCATTAGTTCCAACTAAAATGTTTCTGTATGTTTCTTCAACAAGTTTATCTAATTCTTCTTTGCCTATTTTNTTTTGTTCTGCAAGCTCTATAAATTTTTGTANGTCTAATTTNTTATTATCTTTGTCAACAGCATATCTATTTGTNTCACCGTTGTTGTAGTATGGTAAGTTTATAAAGTTACCTGGTTTAATCTCTCCTTTGTCATCNTCCTTTAGTTCTTTCTGTTTTGGAAAAACCTCTGTGTCAGGATCTAATCCAAGAGGCAGTAAAAAAGATTTTAGTGCCGAGATTANTTCGACAGTTGGTATNGGTTCTTTTAAAAATAAATAACAATGCAAACCTCCACTNTTTGACAACATAGGTATCAAAGGTAATTTGTATTGTTGNAATAGTGCTAAATANTTTTCTATTTTAAATGTAGAATAGTTCTTTGGATCAATNTCTATACAACCAAACTGTGCAGTCTTATCTAATCTACACGGTTGTATGCCAATCGATATCTTGCCTAATATGTGATTGTTATANTCACCTCGTGTAATTGGTCTACCAGCCCATTCGTAATTTGGTTTAAGCTTATGTTTNTCTGCATCTAATTGTGCNGAAGACATGTCTGCAATACCAAAATCGCCTTCATATCCAGTAAATAATTCTATAAATTTATCAACCATAACGATCCCGGGTCGGAGCGGCTCCAGTCTCCCTTAACCGCTCCTATCTCTCATGGAGAGAATTAGTAGTTAGATTCCTCTTCTGAGTAGGCTTCAGCTTTCGCTTGACCTTTTTTCAGAGAGTTGTGGAAGTCTCTAGCCATCTGATAGATGCCCGCGTCATCAACTTTTCTTAGTAAGTTAACGTTGTAACCATGCCAAGTAAAGCTACCAGAGTTCTCGACAGAGTTTAGTTTGTAAACTCTAGAAAACATTGGTGCAGGTACAGACTTACCAGTTTTAGTATCTGTNTCAAACTCGTTCTCACATAGTGAGTTCCAGTTTCTACTAACCTTAAGCTGTGTTGACTTCATAGTCATCAAAGCTTTTTCTGGTCTNTCACCCAAGATAATAACNAAATGATTNGCTGTTTTGATAATCTCATTACCNTTATCCAACATATCTTTGTTTCTTTCGTTCTGAGTAACCTTGCTCATGATGCCTGGTCCTCGATCTGGGTGGATAGGTCTACCTTCTCTTTTCTCAAAAGGTGCCCATTCTGGATATGTCATTTTGTAAAAGACAGGAATAACTTGTATTCCTTTCTCTCCATCATACAGTTTCTTTGTAACTGTATTGTAAAACATACCCGCTTCTGCGCCTTCAACATACTTTGCATGTTTCTTTTTAGTTTCATCTGAACCTGATTGTAACAGCTTCAGAAAAGGTAATGCAAGATCATCTCTATCTATGTTCTCAAGACCCATTCCTGAATCTGATACAAAGTCTAGAGTTGCAACTTGACCACCTGTTTTTTTAGTTAAGTCTCCTGTTTCTTGACTCATGCTATTTGCTCCTTGTTATTTTTGTTTTGTTTCCCTTAAACAGATTGAAATGTTCAGAAGGCAAGTCTTTTCCTTTTTCGACCCGCTCTCTGTATAGTGCTTTGAGAGTCATGGGCTCAACCTTAAGTTTTTGTTGAGGCTGATACCCATTACTCTCGGCAAGGTTAGCGTATTCACGCGCCTTGTTATCTTCGTTACGACCAAAGGAAACAGTAATCTCATTTTTAATAAGATCACCCAAGTCGCTATTTCGAAGCCAGTTAAATGCGCCCTCCTGTTTATCTTTAGGAATTGTTGCGCTGTAAATTTCTTTTATCTCTATTGAAGAACCATCTCTAAGTTTCATGGTTTTCATCTTCATAGACTCCATAATTTCAGGTATGACTTGTTGTGAAAGTTTATCTGCTTTTTCTTTTTTTCTTGATAATCTTTCTTCGTCCAATTTAATTTCATCTTCTAAAGCTTGTAGCTCTAAAACATGGCTAGATAATGTCTCTGCATTATTTAAGTTGTTTACTTGTTGAGGTGCATCCTCAACAAACATTTTTTGTAGATCACTCATCGATTTCTCCTTTCTCATATAAATTAATCGATATGGGATAATATTTTCTTTCTTGTTTATCCCACTTTAGTAAGTTATACTTACCGCCTGTTATATCAGACACAATAGAACAAGCAACACCGATAATCGCAGGATCACCTGTAAGTAGTAAATAATCACCTTCTTTAAAATTTTTTAACCCTTGCCTTAATTTATACACTAAAGGTCCAGGTGAAAAAATAATTTGTGAAAACTCTGGTAACAAAAATTTAAACTGACCAAAGTGCGATGCACCTATGATATTTATTCTTGGATTACCAGCTTGTGTACCAGCTATTTCCTGTATTACGTAAACTATTCTTTCTGACATTGACAAACGGTATAACATTATATATACCCATGTCAATAGAAAGAAATTATGAATTATAAATTTAAGACNAAGCCATATGCGCATCAGCTTAAGGCATTAGAAGTATCTTGGGATAAGAAGTGTTTTGCCTATTTTATGGAGATGGGTACAGGTAAATCTAAAGTATTAATAGATAACTCTGCCATGCTTTACGACCATGGTAAGATCAATGGTGTTCTAATTGTGGCACCAAAAGGTGTATANAAAAACTGGTATAGTTCTGAAATACCAACNCACTTACCNGACCACATAGAAAAAAATGTGGTGCTATGGCAAGCTAATATCACCAAACAACAACAAAAAAATTTAAATACTTTGTTTGAAACAGGGACAGACTTACATGTTTTAATTATGAACGTAGAGTCTTTGTCTACTAAAAAAGGTGTGGACTTTGCTGCTAAATTCATTAACTCACATGAAACGTTAATGGCAATAGACGAATCAACCACTATCAAAAATCCAGAGGCTAAACGTACAAAAAACATAGTAGAACTTGGTAAAAATGCAAAGTACAAAAGAATACTTACGGGCTCTCCTGTAACAAAGTCACCGCTAGATTTATACAAACAATGCGAGTTCCTTGACCCCTGGCTCTTGGATCATACTTCTTGGTACACGTTTAGAACAAGATATGCAGTTATGAAAAATATGTCTTTTAATGGCAGAACTTTTCAAAAAGTTGTTGGCTACAAAAATTTAGGTGAACTATCAGAGAAACTAAAACCTTTCTCTAATCGTGTTCTAAAAGATGATTGTTTAGATTTACCAAAGAAAACATTTATGAAACGTATTGTACAACTAACACCAGATCAATTTAAGGTTTACGAACAGATGAAGAAGGAAGCACTTGCGATACTAAATGGTAAAATGCTCACCACATCAAACGCACTGACACAATTGATGAGACTACAACAAATAACTTGTGGCCATTTTAAATCTGATGATGGCACAGTGCAAGAGGTTAAGAGTAATCGTATTGATGAGCTAATAGACGTGTTAAANGAGATAGAGGGTAAGGTTGTTATCTGGGCTCATTGGCAAAGTGATGTTAAACAGATTATAAAAGCNATNGTAGATGAGTTTGATCAAGGTTGTCTTGTAGATTATTATGGTCTAACGCCACAAGATGAAAGACAACAAAACATAAAACGTTTTCAAGAAGATGATAAGTGTAGATTTTTTATAGGCACACCACAGACAGGTGGTTATGGTATTACACTAACTGCTGCTAGTAACATGATTTACTATTCTAATGGTTATGATTTAGAAAAACGTCAACAATCAGAAGCACGTATTGATCGTATTGGTCAAACAAAACCTATGACATATATTGATATTATCTGTGAAGATACTGTGGATGATAGAATTGTAAA